ACGCTGCTACAACTCGTGCAAAGCGTGCTGGCAAAAAAGCCGGGAAGCAATTCGTAGCACAACCAAAAACTATTGCAAAGAAAACAGCGGGGTTTAGATAATGGCAAGCAAATTTCCTGATCTCACCGGTGACGGTAAAGTTACTCAAGCGGATGTCCTCAAAGGCCGTGGCGTTGAAGGCTTGAAAAAGGGCGGTTCTACAAAGAACTTTATTCAAAACGCCATCAAGAAGCCCGGTGCACTGCGTGCATCTTTGGGTGTAAAAGCTGGTGAAAAGATTCCTGCAAAGAAGCTAAACGCCGCTGCAAAACAACCCGGTAAAATGGGGCAGCGTGCGCGTTTGGCTAAAACTCTTAAGAGCTTTAAATGACCACTTCAGGACTTACCTCGTTTAACCTCGACCTTAACGACATGGTTGAGGAGGCTTTTGAACGGGCGGGTTCTGAACTGCGTACGGGCTATGACTTACGCACGGCTCGTCGGTCTTTAAATTTGCTCTTTGCGGACTGGGCAAACCGTGGCGTAAACATGTGGACGTTTGAGCAAAACACCATCACGCTTGTAACTGGCCAGCCAACTTACGCGCTTCCTGACGATACGGTTGACCTTCTCGATCATGTCATTAGAACAAACGCCAACGTAGCCACAAATCAGGCCGACCTGACGATTACGCGGATCAGCATGCCCACCTATGCCACGATCCCAAATAAATTGATCCAAGGCCGTCCTATTCAAGTTTGGGTGCAACGTTTGACGGGTAACTCAAGCGTATTGCCGGGCACAGTCCAAGCTACGTTTTCTGCTACAGCCACAACCATTCCAGTTACCTCGTTGGTAAATGTACCAACAGCAGGGTTTATTACGATTGGCACAGAGTTAATTGCGTACAACGAAACAACCCCAGCAAACGGCGCTACACCCGCATACTTGCTGAACTGTTGCCGTGGCCAAGACGGAACTACTGCGGCGCAGCACAACACAAACGACGCTATCAGCTTGGTTCAAAAGAACAGCATTACTGTGTGGCCAACCCCTAATGCGGGAACTACGTACCAGTTTGTCTACTGGCGCATGCGCCGTATTCAAGACGCTGGTGGCGGCACTAAGACCATGGATGTGCCGTTTCGCTTTGTGCCCTGCTTGGCCGCAGGTCTGGCTTACTACATTGCGCTCAAAGTACCCGAAGGACTCCAGCGTCTGGACGTGCTAAAACAGCAGTACGACGAGGCTTGGGATCGCGCCGCTGGTGAGGATCAAGAGAAAGCAGCCGTGAGGTTTGTGCCCCGTCAGATGTACATTGGAAGCGGTACGTAAATGGGCAACAGGTTTTCGTCCGGCAAGAACTCGATTGCGGAGTGTGACCGCTGCGGGTTTCGGTTTAAGCTGCACGAATTGCGTAAAGAAATTATCAAGACCAAGAACTACAATCTCTTGGTTTGCAATATTTGTTGGGATCCCGATCAGCCGCAGTTGCAGTTGGGTATGTACCCAGTGGATGATCCACAGGGCGTGCGTGATCCTCGTCCCGATTTGAGCTACTACCAGTCTGGTAACACCGGTTTGCAGATTGCATTAACAAACAGCCCATCGCAAAATGCGGCAGGCTTGCCATCAGAGGGCAGTAGGACTTATCAGTGGGGCTGGAACCCTGTTGGTGGAGCAAGTAGTTTTGATGATGCTTTGACGTTAAATTACTTGGTGGTTAACGTAGAAGTTGGTACAGTAACGGTTGCAACGACATAAGGAGTCGAACATGGCTAAGAGCAACATGAAAGAAGACATGAAGGCAGACAAGAAACAAGACGTTTCTTTGATTAAAAAAGCTTTCAAACAGCACGATATGCAAGAGCACAAGGGCGGCAAGGGCACAATGCTCAAGCTCAAAGCTGGCGGCCCCACAAGCATGGATCGCATGAAGATGGGTCGTAACTTGTCTCGCGCTAACAACCAAAAACCCGGGAGCAAATAATGGCCAAGATTAACAACCTGCCTGCTTCCGCATACGCCAAGCCCCACACAATGAGTGGCAAGGCTGTCAGCATTTCTGACAACCCCGGCGGTGTGCCCAACAAAAAATATTTGAAAGACGCCAACGTTTCTGTGGCCAACAGCCACAGTAATGACTACAACGGTGTCAAAACATCCGGCATCAAGATTCGTGGCACAGGTGCTGCGACCAAAGGTGTGATGGCACGCGGCCCGATGGCTTGAGGTTTACATGAATTACACTGCACTTAGCAACGCTATTCAGGCGTACACGGAAAATACCGAAGCAAGTTTTATCGCTGAGATACCCGTGTTCGTCCAGCAGGCTGAGCAGCGTATTTACAATTCGGTGCAGTTTCCGTCAATTCGCAAGAACATGACGGGCGTGGTGTCCTCAACAACGCCTTACTTGGCAGCGCCGGATGATTATTTAGCAACATATTCTTTGGCGGTTATCACGGATGTAACGGGTGGTAATTTAGCTACTGGCACGTACGAGTATTTGCTTAACAAAGACGTTAACTTTATTCGGCAGGCTTACCCCACACCAAACGACAAAGGTGTTCCAAGGTACTACGCTCTATTTGGCCCCACTGTCAGTGGTAGCACAATTACCAACGAGTTGACATTTATTGTTGGCCCAACACCGGATGCTAACTACAACGTTGAGTTGCACTATTACTACTACCCACAGTCAATTGTGACTGCCGGTACTTCATGGCTGGGCGATAACTTTGACTCAGTGCTTTTGTACGGCTCTTTGGTTGAGGCTTACACCTACATGAAGGGTGAAACCGACATGATGGCTTTGTACAACCAGAAGTTCATAGAAGCTTTAGCGCTTGCAAAACGTTTGGGCGATGGTATGGAGCGTCAAGACGCTTATCGTTCTGGTCAGTTCCGTCAGAGAGTAACTTGATATGCTGACCCAAGGCGCAACCAATACCTTTAAAACTGGACTGGCTAACGGCTCGTTCAGTTTTAGCAATACGGGCGACACGTCTTACAAGATTGCGCTGTACACGGGCGCGGCCACACTTGGCCCCGATACTACGACTTATACATCTTCTGGTGAAGCTACAGGTGGTAGCTACACGGCTGGCGGATCGACCCTGACAATCACACAAGTACCCACGCTGGGTAATCAAACAGGTTCTACGGCTGCGGCTTACTGGTCGTTTGCCAACGTAACTTGGACAGGCTCAATAACTGCACGTGGTGCTTTGATTTACAAGGACTTAGGTGGCGGCAATACGGCATCAATTGCTGTACTTGACTTTGGTTCTGATAAGACTTCTGCCAACACATTTGTTGTACAGTTCCCCACATCTTCTTCAACCACTGCTATTTTAAGGATCGCGTAATGGCAATCGTAACCACCACCAAAGGCAACATGGACGAATCTTTGCTTGAAAAGCGAGAAGGTTCCTTGGATAATGACATTGAGTACACAACTTGGACTGAATACTGGCTTGATGGTGAGTTGGTTCACCGTTCTGTGCATGTACGTTTAAAAACTTCACCCGCGCTGTTTGCCGAAGCAGCATCTTTTGCATAAGGAAATATTATGGCTAATACCCAATCAATGACCACTTCGTTCATGGGCGATCTGCTGGTCGGTGCTCAACAGCTTGGAACAGTTACTTTGGTTTCTCGCGGTAGCTTGACGGCTCCAACTACAGACACAGTTAAGGCTGCTTTGTATTTGGCATCTGCAACCATCAACGCTGGCACGACTGTATACACAACTACAGGCGAAGTGTCTGGCGCTGGATACTCCCCCGGTGGCGTAACGGTAACTAATGCTACTGCGCCAACATCAACAAACTCGTCTTCTACAGCGGGTGTTGCATACTGGACACCTTCAGCCAGCATTACCTATACAGCCGTGACTTTAACTACAGCATTTGACTGTGTGTTGTTGTACAACTCAACCCAGAATAACAAGTCAATCAGTGTTCACACATTTGGCTCACAGACTGTGACTGCTGGCACGTTCACTTTGACGATGCCTTCAAACACAACAAGCACTGCGTTGATCCGTTTGGCAACAACCTAATGTAGGCGGCGGGGCAACCCGCCGTTTGAACTATGTTCGGTATAGCCCCGTTTGCAGGCGCTCCGTACTCCTCGCTTGCGGGGCAGACGGTAGTTGTCGCCCTTACCGGCGTATCCTCATCGGGGTCGGTTGGCACAGCCACGGCCAATCC